GGCACCCGGCCGGCATGGTCGACCACCTCCACCAACACGAGGAGTCATCGAAGTGATCCGCAAGACGTTCCGCCCCGATGGCGCGACGCTGAAGGTGGTCGATCCGGCCAAGGGCATCGTCTCGGGGATCGTCAATTCGACCGGCATCGTGGACGCGCAGCGGGACATCATGGTCCCCGGCTGCTGGAAGCGCGTCGCCACCGCCGCCAAGAACGGCGGCGGCAAGATGCCGGTCATCTGCCGCGAGCACGACTGGGGCCGGAAGGTCGGCAAGGCGATCGACATCGAGGAGCTCGACCCGGGCGACGAGCGCCTCGGGCCTGCGCTCAACGAACAGGGTGCCGGCGGCCTGCTGTTGACCTGGCAGTACAACATGGCCACGCAGCCTGGCCGTGAAGCCTTCGAGGACGTCAAGTTCCTGAAGGACGAGGTCGAGTTCTCCGTGGGTTTCTTCCCGGCCGAGAACGCCATCCGCTACGACTCGAAGGGCCAGCGCCACATCTCGGACGTGGACCGGCTGCCGGAGGTCTCGGATGTGCTGGTGGGCGCCAGCGTGGGCACCTACGCGGCCAGCGTCAAGTCGATGACCCCAGAAGCCACGGCCGAGCGCAAGGCGCGCACCGCCGACCGGCTCGCCCGCGCGGAGGCGCTCGTGGACGGGTACAAGGCCACGCGAGCCGCCAAGGCCCACTTCGAGATGCACGACGGGAAGTACCCGATCGATAGCTGCGCCGACGTCGAGGACGCGTGGGGCCTGCGCAATCATTCGACCACCCACACGGCGGCTGAGGTCGTGCGCCACGTACGCCACGCCGCCTCCGAGCTGGGCTGCGACGGCCCGTGGAACGACGGCAGCCATGACGAGAACGGCGAGGAGACCGGCAAGGCCGCCGAGCAGGGCGAGCAGAAGGCGCTGAGCCACTCCCACTACCACGTCCACCCAGACGGCGAGGCGCACAGCCATCCACACGGCCACGGCGCCGGGGTGAGCGAGCACGACGGCCCGGCCACAAAGGTCCCCCATCAGCACAGCCACGCCGAGCCCGAGCAGCCTGCCGAGGACGACGAGCACAAGGCGATGTGCTGCAGCGACTGCAAGGGCCAGGACTGCCCCGGCTGCACGTGCGGCGCCTGTTGCCATGGCGCCATGAAGACCGGCAAGGCCGGCGGCGGGATTCCAGGCGACCCGCCCGGCGTGCCGTACATGACCGGCGACGAGGCCGTCCACAACGGCCCGCTGATGCAGGTGCTCGACGGGATCAACACACTGATCGCCCAGGAGATCGCCGAGGGCGGCTACACTGAGTACCAAGACATCATCCGGCTCTGCTGCCTCGCGCAGGACGCCATCTCATGGGCGGCTGGCGAGGCGAACGAGTACGGCGACATGGGCATGTACTCGATCTGGGACCTCTTCGCCGCCGGTCGCGACGCGCTGAGCTCCAAGACCGAGACGCCCACCGAGAAGCCCGCCGAGAAGACGGCTCCTCTGCCCGCCTGGCTGACGGCGGGAATCCTCGCAACCTCCGAGGCCGAGCTGACGTCATCCCACCACCCCAATCCTGCACAGGGCGAAGGTGACGGCCTCGACTGGGAGCGGCGCTACGTGGACGGGTTCGCCGGTACCGCGCTGGGCTTGCACGGCTGGCTCCAGCGTGATCTGCACGGCGAGGCGGATCCCGTGCTCGCGCCCCAAGACGACCAGCCGGACGTGACTGGTCCGCCCCAGGAGTGGACGGACCGCTTCACCAGCCCCTGGCGTCAGCAGCAGTAGCTCGCCGGCCAGGCCGGCATCATCAGGAGACCCACCATGGGCAACGCGACCGAGCCCGAGGTGAAGGTCGGCTACCTCGAGAACCTGTCACCCGAGGATCGCGCGGCGGCGGAGGCGCTCCAGAAGCACATCCTCGCCGAGGTCCGCAGGGAGATCGAGACCACCACCGACCCCGCCACGAGGCCAGGGTTCACCAGCACCACGAAGGCGCCGGTGGACAAGGACGGCAACGTCCAGATCGACTTCATCCGGTTCAAGGCCTACCAGCCGCCGGCGTACAACCGCGTCACCGGCGACATCGTCGAGCCCCGCTCGGGCGGCTTCCTGCCCCCGATCGCGGGCCTCAGCGCGGACGAGCGCACCGAGGCGTTCAAGTCCGCCATCGAGGGCGGCTTCAACATCAACCTCTTCCCTCGCGGGGACATCGAGAACTTCTCGGTCACCCGCTGGGCCATGGCGTCGGAGCGCGCCCAGCACACGCTGGAGGGCGGGACCGCGTTCAAGAAGTGGGCGCCGTGGGAGTCGCAGTACTACTACGCCTGCGAGCAGCTCGCGCTCAGCAACAAGGCCATGGGCGACATGGTCAGCGGTTCAATTCCTGGCCGCGCCGCGTAGCGATACGCGGGCAATAACCCCCCTAAACGGTGAATCCCCGACCGCGTGATGGCGAGGGCAACGCCGTGCCAAGCCGCTCGGCAGCGGTAGTGCGTAACGGCCATACGGGGGGCCTCTGAGTAGGCAAGGTGAAGCACGTGCGCGGCATTCTCTGCGGAGACTGCAACCTCGCCGCCGGGAAGCTGGGCGACAACTGGCGTCGCGCGGAACTCCTCGCCGCCTACCTCAAGCGGCACTCAGAAGAAGACATGGTCTGACCCCACGGGTAACCGTGGGAGGCTGGCGGAACAAGAAACGACCAGCCCGGATTGGGCAACCGTAACAACGTCGCCAAGCAGGACGGCGGCTTCCTTGCCCCGGAGGAGTGGTCGACCAGCTTCATCGACCAGCTGTATCCGCAGCTGGCCCTGAGCCGGCTCCCGATCACGCGCATGAACATGGGGACGAGGATCGTCCACCTCCCCAAGCTGACCTCCAACGTCAGCGTGTTCTACTCGGCGGAGAACGCTTCCATCACCGCGAGCCAGGCCCAGCTCGCCCAGCTGAGCTTCACCGCCCGCAAGCAGACCTTCCTGGTCCAGATGAGCAACGAGCTCATCCGGGACTCGAACCCGCAGGCCGAGGGCGTGCTGCGCAACAACGCGACGCGCTACATGGCCATCGACCGCGACAAGCAGATGCTGATCGGGAACGGCCAGGCCGGCGCCCCGGTGGGCCTGCTGAACGCGACCAACGTGGCGTCGACCTCGGTCACGCCGACCAACACCAGCCCGATCGCGTCCTTCGCCTCGGCTGGCGGCCACGCGGGCACGAGCCCGACCTACCAGGACTTCCTCAACGCGATCTACAACGTCGAGAACCTGAACGGGAGCACCAACGTGCCGCTCGCCCAGGCGACGTGCACCGGGATCGTAGGCCCGGTCGCCCTGAAGCCGCAGGTGCTGGCCATGAAGGACAGCAACGGCCGGCCGATCTACGACTACGGCCTCAACTACATGCGGGGCTCGAACCGGGCCGACGGCACGACGATGCTGGACGGTCTGTGGGGCCTGCCGGCCTTCGTGCTGACCAACATCCTGGCCGGCACCGAGGGCTCCCGCAATGCGTTCTTCGGCGACTGGCAGCACATGATTTCCATGGAGCGCCAGGACATCGAGGTGGTGTCCAGCAACGTCGCCGGCACCGCGTTCCAGAACGACCAGACCTGGGTCCGCGGAATCGCCCGCTACGACGTCGGGATCGCCCACCCAGAGGCGTTCTACGTGGTCACCAACGTCTAGGGGAGGCGAGGACACATGATCCCCAACGTCATCACCCGTTCCGACATTCAGCTCCGGCTGACGTCGAACACGACCCTGCAGGGAGCCGCCCAGAACAAGGGCACGGCGACCGACCTCAAGCTGACCATCCTGGCCGGCGGGGACGCGAACAACCCCGTCGCGGGGACGGTGACCAACACCATCCAGGGCAGCAACCTGACCACGTCGGCGAGCTTCACGAACACGGTCACGGCCGACAAGGGCACGATCGTGAACACGACCGTCGGCGGCCAGCAGACGCTGCACTTCGCGCAGCTGCAGTACCAGTACTACCGTATCGCGCTCTCGGCGGGCGCGTCGACGACCGCGGACACGTCCGCGATCTGGGACTTCTACCAGATCCAGGACTCGTTCGACAACACCGTCCAGTAGCACGTCCTGCCTGGGCGTCCGGGGAGGGCTTCGGCCCTCCTCGCGCCCGGGTTTCGCAACGCCCAGGCACAGGAGCCCCGATGCCCAACCGCCTCAAGGTGCTGGTGCCCCTCTACGGGGTGGTGTCAGCCAAGTTCCTCATCCACTGGCTGGAGTTCCAGCAGCAGATCGCCCGCTACGACGGCCGTACCAGCGTCGTGATGACCGAGATGGCCCCGGTGGACTTCGCGATGAACGAGATGATCGCCGAGGCGATCAAGGACCCGGAGTGGGACTGGGCCTTCGTTGTCGAGCAGGACATGCGGATGCCGCCCGGCCTGCTGAACCGGCTCGCGACCCTCGACGCCGAGGAGACACCGATCTACTCCTGCCTGTACTTCGGCCGGGCCAAGGACAACCAGAACCCGATTCCCGGCTATTGGCGCAAGGGCTGCCTCCACCGGCTGACGTACGAGGAGGTCTGCACGATGCTGCCCGAGCGCGGCGGTCGCGCCGGCCTGCATCGCGTGGACACCGTCGGCATGGGCGCGACCGCCATCCATCGCAGCGTGTTCGAGCGCTGGCCCTGGACGCCGTCGCACCCGTGGTTCCGCTTCGACTACGATCACATGGGGCCGGTTGGGCACGACGTCTGGTTCTGCGTCGAGGCCGGCAGGCAGGGGTACCCGATCTACGTCGACTCGTCGATGATCGCCAAGCACATCGGCGACTGGCAGTCCGACCAGCACTCCTACCTCGCCACCACCGAGCATGCGGCGCGCCTCGTGGCGGCCCACGAGGAAAGAGCAGCCACGACGCCGATCATCCTCACCCACGTCGGTGGCGGCCTGCGGCCGGAGACGAGCGAGGCCGCCGCCAGGTCGGGCCTCCCGGTGGTCCGGACGGAGATGCTCGGCGACGGCTCCTACCACGCCGCGGTCGCCGCGCGCTGGGCCGCTGGCGATTCATTCATCACGCTGGAGCAGGACATCGTCCCGCACGACGGCGCGCTCCGAGAGCTGGCCGCATGCCCCGAGCCTTGGTGCGCGTTCGCGTACGAGTACCCGCCGTTCGGCCAGTACGCCGGGATGGGCTGCGCGAAGTTCTCCCGGGAGCTGATTGCCCGCTTCCCGAACGCGCTGGCCGAGATCGCGGCCTGGTCGGACGAACAGCACCCACCGAAGCACTGGTGCCGCGTAGACGGCTGGCTCAAGAAGTACCTCTTGGAGCGCGGCGCGACCCAGCACATCCACGGGGTGGTCCGCCACCTGCACCGAGGGTATCCGGCTCACGACTGCGTCGCCGCCCCGCCGCTGCCGCGCGACATCCGGAGCGCCCTGACGGACGCTGCGGCCCTCAAACTCGCCGAACTCGCGAGGGGAATGCGCGTGCTCGAGATGGGGGCGGACCTGGGGTTCTCGACCGTCGTGCTGGCCCGGGCGGCGCGGGAGCTCCACTCGGTGGACTGGTTCTGCGGTGACCCCATGACGGGGACCGTCGACACGCTGGCCCAGTTCCGGGCCAACCTGCGCAGCCACGGCGTCGAGGATCGGGTGGCCGTGCATGTGGGTCGCTTCGAGGCGGTGCTCCCGGTCCTGCCGTCACACTCGTTCGACCTCGTCTTCGTGGACGGCGACCACTCCTATGACGCGGTGCGGCGGGACATGGAGCTTGCGCGGTGCCTGCTGGCGCCAGGAGGGGCGCTCGCGGTCCACGACTACGGTAGGGTCGCGCCGCCAGGCCAGGCTGAATGGGGGGTTGCCAGGGCGGTGGACGAGATGGGTGGGCCGGCCGAGGTCGTCGACACGCTGGCCATCCTGCAGCCCGACATGGACAGGGAGGCGCAGCTCATCGGTACGCCGCGCGCACACCCGTGAGGGGCATCGTTCTCGCCGGCGGTCTCGGTACTCGGCTCGGCGGCCTGACGGCGGTCACGAACAAGCACCTCTTGCCCGTGTACGACCGGCCGATGATCCTCTACCCGCTCCTGACCTTGCGCTCGATCGGGGTGACGCAGATCGTCATCATCACCCGACCCGAGGACACGGGCGCGTTCTTCCGCCTGCTGGTTCAGCATCCGGAGCTGGAGGGCCTGGCGCTCTCGTTCATGACGCAGCGGAATCCCCGCGGCGGGATCGCCGAAGCGCTGCTCATCGGCGCCGACTTCACCTCGTACCCGCGCGCCGATCCGGTCGCCCTCATCCTCGGGGACAACCTCTTCATGGGCGACGGGTTGGCACCCCTGGCGGCCCCGGTCGCTCGCGGAGCCCGCGTGTTCGTCTGCGAGGTCGGCAACGCCACCGAATACGGGGTGCTCAGAGTCGAGGCCGGCAGGCCGGTCTCCATCGAGGAGAAGCCGATGCAGTCGGGTCCGCGGCTTGCGGTGACGGGCCTGTACCTGTTCGACGGACGCGCCCGGGAGATCGCGAACGCGCTGCAGCCCAGCGCACGGGGGGAGTTGGAGATCGTGGATGTCCTCCGCTGGTATCTCGAGCGCGGCGAGCTGGAGCACTGCATCCTGCCGCCGACGGTGTCCTGGACCGACCTCGGCACCCCTGACCGCCTGTTGGATGCGTCCGTAGCCGTCCGCCGCGCCGGCCGCCTGCGGAGGCTGGCGGTCTGATGGCCTCCGCCGCGTACGGCACCGTGGCCGACTTCGGCCTCTACATGAAGGACGTCAACCAGCCAGCCAACGCGGAGATCGCGGGCCTCCTGCTGAGCTCGGTGAGTCGGTGGGTCGACAACCAGATGGGCCAGTACTTCTACTCGGACGGCGTCTCGACCAAGTACTTCGACTCGAGCGGCGAGGCCAGCATCGAGACCGGCCAGCATCGCTTCTACGGCAAGATCGGGACGATCGCCGCGGCCCTGGTCGGCGCGACCTCCCTGACGTTCACGCTGCAGCGCGGCCCGGCGCCTGTTGCCGGCGACGCCTTCATCCTCGACGTCGCCGGCACCCAGGAGACCGTGACCGCCTCCGCCGTCTCCGGTTCGGGCCCGTACACGCTCACGGTGGGCGCCACGACGTTCGCTCACGCGAGCGGGACCAGCGCATCCACGATCCAGGTCAAGCTGGCCTACTTCGAGAACCAGCCGCTGGCCCAGTGGGTGACGATCCTGAGCGGGAACGGCATCGCGCCGCCCTCGAACTATTTCCTGTACCCCCGCAACCCGCGCAACGCCGACTCCTCGGCCGACGCCACGCAGCTGCGCCCGTGGGAGGCGATCGACATCGCCCACATCCCGATCTCGCAGACGCAGTTCCTGCCGTCCAGCATCCCCGGCTACCTGACGGCTGCCGTAACGGCGAACTGGGGTTGGCCCGTCATCCCCGACCCCATCAAGGACTTCACCGTCCGCTGGGCTGTCAAGATGTGGCGCGCTCGGGCGGCAGGCTGGGCCGAGAGCCTGGGTGATACCAACACGGGCATCGTCCACGAGTTCCTGAAGCTCAACGCGATGGACGAGGCGACCGTGCTCGCCCACGACTACAAGCAGTGGGCGTTCTGATCTGATGGCCCGCCGGCGCGGTCACGTCGTCCACCATCCGATGTCCCAGGCGGCCAGGGCGAAGCTCTCGGCGCGGATGAAGGCGATGAAGCATAAGCCGCTCTCGCCCGCAGCGCGCGCCAAGCTGTCGGCCCGTATGAAGGTCCTCGCCGCCCGGCGCCGGGGGCTGCACCGCAAGCTCACCGCCCTCGCCCGGGCGAGGCTGTCGAAGCGGATGAAGGCGCTCGCGGCGAAGAGAAGGGCGCTCCATCTCCACCGGCGCCTGTCGGCGGCGGTACATGCCAAGCTCGTGGCGCGGCTCCGGGCCGCTGCCGCGCGCCGGAAGGCACTGGGCCTCCACCGCCACCTCTCGGCCGCCGCCAAGGCGAAGCTCGTCGCCCGGCTCAAGGCGATGACGCATCGCCCGCGGCGCCGCAAGCGCGTGGTGCGGTAGGTGCCGATCCCGACCCTCCTCTCGATCCTGGACAAGGTCGGCCTGCTGATCGGGGGCACGCAGCCGGACCCGACCGGCAGCCCGCACTTCTACAGCGGGGTCCAGGTCGGCGACAACACCGGCGTCAGCGGCATCGCGGGGTGCTACTCCATCCCCCCCGAGACGCTGCCGGACCCGCCGGTCGCGCTGCTCTACCCGGCCAGCTTCGAGGCCATGGGGCCGGCGCATGCCGGTCAGCTGATGCAGGGCAACGAGGACAACCAGGACGACATCACGATCTGGGTCCTGCTCTGGCGCAACGACCTCCCGACGCAGTACGCGGCCATGGTCCAGTTCCGCGACTCGATCCCGGCCCTCTTCCGCCAGCACATGCAACTCGGCGGCCTCGTCAACATCGACGCCTTCATCATCCACGGCCACACCGGGCGGATGGTGCACGAGGCGACCGAGTACATCGGCTGGGAGTTCACGCTGCGGGTCCGCCAGCTCTACAGCGTCACGTACGCCGACTCGTAGAGGCGATGCTGCGACGCCTGCTCGCGCTGCTGCGCTGGCTGTTCGGGTCTGATCCGCCGCCGCGGCCGAGAGAGTAGGGCGGTTCGGCGCCTACTACATCTCCCTCTCCACCCGATCCCCCGCTGACGCCCCGTCGGACGCGGGCCGAAGCCCCGCAGGAATCGAAGCCGTCCACTCAGGCGAATCGCCCTACAGTCCGCGTCCGGCTCCGGCCCCCGGGAAGCCTGCCGACCTTCGGCCCATGGATCAGCGTTCCTCGGCGCCGAACCGAGGGGCCATTCTCCCACTTCCCACGCGAGGACTGCCCATGCCCACCTTCCGCCAGCGCTTCACGGGTGAGACCGAGGAGGACTTCCCCGTCCCGCCCATCGCGCGTCGCCTCCAGCCGGGCGATGTCGTCGAGTACGACGCGGAGGAGTCGATCGCGCACGCCCGGCTCGAGCTGCTGCCCGAGAAGGGCAAGAAGACCGCCGCCGATCCCCCGGCGAGCCCTGACAAGGAGTAAGCGATGGCCGCGTCCACCCAACTCTCATACCTCGGCATCGCCAAGGAGAGCTCAAAGGGCACCGCTGTCTCGCCGACGGCCTTCCTGCCGGTCAAGACCATCACCCCCGAGGACGTGGTCAAGTACCTGCCCGTCGAGGTGCTGAAGGGGGCCTTTCCGAAGGTCTACGGCGAGGTGCAGGGCTACAAGAACACCACGTTCGAGATCGTCGGCCCCGTCTTCGCCGACACCTTCGGCTGGCCCCTGGCCGCCGTCCTCGGCGACATCACCACCACCACCTCGCGGTCGGTCTCGGATGGGGTTCTCGCCTCCAACACGACCGTGACCAGCGCCACGGCGGCCTTCGTCGCGGGCGACACCGGTAAATCGATCTCCGCCACCGGCATCCCCAGCGGCGTCGTCATCCAGAGCGTTACGAACGGCACCACCGTGGTCATCTCGCAGGCGGCCACGACTTCGGGCTCCGGCGTCTCGATCACCATCGGCCCACCCGACTGGCACGTCATCAACGTCCTCAACTCGACCTCCGGCGGCGGCCAGCCGACGAGCCACACCCTGACCGACTACTACAACTCCTCGGCCGGCTCGCCGGCGAGGCAGTACGCCGGCCACCAGTGGCACGAGGTCCAGGTCAAGTTCACCGCCGAGGGGCTGCTGGAGCACACCTCGAAGGGCACGGGCCTTGTCCCCTCCGCCCAGGTCGCCAAGCCCTCGCAGTCGTTCACGACCGTGAACCCGACTCCGTCCTGGACCGGCATCGTCACCATCGGCGGCTCGGTCATCTCGACCATCGCCGATGGCGACCTGACCATCACCCGGACGATGCAGCTGATCCCGGCCCTGACCGGCACCCAGCAGTACGCGAACGTCTGGATCGGCGAGATCGTCTGCAAGGGCAAGCTCATGGCGATCGTCACCGACGACACCGAGCTCACGCGGATGCTGACGAACACCCAGCCCTCCCTCGACCTCAACTTCACCCAGCTGTCGGGAGCGAACTCCCAGCAGGTGATCTTCCACATGACGAACTGCGCCTATCTGAAGACGAAGCCCAACCGCTCCAAGCAGTGGGTCGCCTTCGACATCGAGTGGGAGGCGGTCGGCAACTCGACCGACGTGGGGTCCTCGGGCGGGTTCGGCGTCGTGACGGCGAAGCTGGGGAATTCGATCACCTCGGGGACATACATCTGATGGGTGATCGCCCGAACGGCGCGATCGACGTCCCCGGCGGCTGGATCGTGCTCCGCGACCCGGCCGAGGTCACGACGCGACAGCGTCGACCCGTCCAGCGGGCCATGCGGAAGCTGTCGCCCGAGACGACCAACCGGCTCGGCGCCCTCAACCAGCGACGCGAGCTGGCCGAGAAGGACGGCGACCAGGAGTCGCTCAGCCTCATCGCCAACGAGATCCAGGAGTGCTACGGCGGCCTGCCCGATGCCGAGGTAGACGCGCTCGACGAGGCGAACGACGCCGCCTCAGCCGCCCTCGTTGCCGCTTGGAGCTTCCCTGGCCCGGTCAGTTATGAGGCGGTGTTGGATCTACCGGCCAAGGCGGGCGATGCCCTGCGCGCCGTCGTCGCGCCGTACGTAGGAGCGATGTTCGTCGACACCGCGCCCGATCCGGATCCAGACTCCCCTTTCGGCGGCTCGAACGCCTCAAGTCCGTCATCGCAGGCGGACCCGGGGACGACCTCCCCGACGACGCCTGGCGCGACTACTGCACCGTCAGCCTGACGGGCTGGACGTTCGAGGAGATTGACGCCGCGCCCGCGGCCCGGCTGGACTGGCTCCTCGCCGTCCACGCCGCCGTGAAGGAGGTCGAAGCCGAGCAGACGCGACGAGTAGGCGCCGGCGGCACGACCTCGAGCACACTCCCGAACGGGATGCGTGAGGTCCGGATCAACTACCACGAACTGGAGGCGGAATGACTCAGCCGGCCACCGCGACCCCACAGAAATGGCATGGCTGGCCGACCCGCTGGCCGGGCGCAGTGCAGTTCGGGCAGGCCGCGATCGGCATCGCGAGCGCCCGTTTCGCCTCGTCCAGCGCCTCGACGAAGGCGGCCATCTCGTCTGGGTCGCAGCGGTAGACGAGCTGGACGGCAGCGCCGTTCCGCCAGATCACGAACTGCGATCCGTCCACGGTCGCGGTCGCCTGGGCGAGCGGCACCCGGATCACGTTCCCCCAGCCGCGGCCATGGAGGCTGACCACGACCTCGCCGCCTTCGATGGTGACGGTCCCCGTCGAGTGTCTGACGACAACTTGCTCTCCCATCACGCCAAGTAGAACGCACGGAGGCGTCCCCGTGGCCGACATCGAGTGGGTCGGGGTTCCCGAGTTCACTGCAGCGCTCCAGCGTGTCGGCGTCGCCGCCCGGGCCGCTGCTCGAGCCGGCGTCGTGGAGGCGGCGGCTGAGATCGAACGGCAGGCCAAGATGAACGCTTCTGGGCGCCCTGGCCCGGACGTCGTGACCGGAACGCTCCGCCGGAGCATCTCGACGACCGCGATCAAGCCCTGGGGCCTGATGGGCTGGGAGGCCGGCATCGGCCCGACCGTCATCTACGGGCGCCGCATCGAGCTCGGCTTCCACGGTGCCGACTCGCGGGGTCGGCACTTCGATCAGCCGGGCTATCCGTACATGCGGCCCGCCTTCCAGTCGGTCGGCCCCCGCGTCCGGGAAATCTGGCGCCGCAACATGCAGGCCGCTCTCTCCTCCGCCTGAACCGAGGACTCGCTGATGGCTGATCTCCCGCCAATCGTCGGCTACGTCCGCATGGACGTGGCGCAGGCCATCGCCGGGATGGAGGCGCTGAAGGCGTCCACGGTGGCATCCACGTCGTCGTCGAAGGCGGCGATGAACGCCTGGAACAAGGACACCACCGAGGCCACCAGCTCGGTCACGACGGGCCTCCTGGCGGTGGGCGCGGGACTGGCGGTGGCGGCGGTCGCGTCCACGAAGATGGCCGCCGACTACGAGTCGGCGACCGAGCGCCTGGTGACGTCGGCGGGCGAGTCGGACAAGGTCATCGGGAAGGTCCGGCAGGGGATGCTGGACATGGCGGGCCAGGTCGGCGACTCCGCTCAGGAGCTGGCCACGGCCATGTACATGGTCGACTCGGCGAACATCCACGGAGCCGACTCGCTGACGGTCCTCCGCGCTGCTGCCGAGGGTGCCAAGGCCGAGAACGCTGACCTGACCACGGTCGTGGAGGCCGTGACCTCGGCGATGGCCGACTATCACCTCGGCGCGAGCAAGTCGGCCGATGTCATGAGCAAGCTCATCACCGCGGTCTCGATGGGCAAGACGACCTTTCAGGACCTCTCCGGGGCGATGCACTCGGTCCTCCCGGTCGCATCCGCCGCCCACGTCTCACTGGGCGACATCCTCGGGGACCTGGCCTCGATGACCGAGCACGGCATCTCGTCCGACCAGGCGACCCAGAACCTCGCCCACACGATCGAGCATCTGCAGACGGTCACGGCTCCGCAGGCGAAGGAACTGGCCCTGCTCGGGCTCAACGCCCAGCAGCTGTCGGCGGACCTCGGGTCGAAGGGCCTGTCGGGGACGCTGATCGAGATCAGCAACGCGATCGAGCAGCGGATGGGGCCGG